GTGCGGTGGGAGCAGTCCTTGCAGAAAGCCCTGCTGAATACTGCCGAACAGAAGCGGTACTTCATCAAGTTTAATGTGGATGGTCTGCTGCGAGGGGACTACCAGAGCCGCATGGCTGGCTATGCAGTGGGCAGGCAGAACGGCTGGCTCTCAGCCAACGACATCCGTGAGATGGAGAACATGAACCCTGTATCCGAAGAGGAGGGCGGAGACCTTTATCTTGTGAACGGTGCCATGTGCAAACTGTCTGACGCTGGCATATATGCAGACAAGCCGAAGGAGGATACGGCAACAAACAGAAAGAGAGGAAAGTAGATATGGATAAGTTTTGGAACTTCATCCGTGACGAGAGTGACTTAGGCGAAGATGCGCCAAGGTCACTTTTTTTATCGGGTGAGATCAGTGAAACCACATGGTGGGGAGATGAGGTAACACCACAGCTTTTCCGTGAGGAGTTGGAATCCGGCAAGGGTGACATCAAGGTGTACATCAATTCTCCCGGAGGAGATGTATTTGCAGCCAGTCAGCTGTTTTTGATGCTCCGTGAGTACAAGGGCAATGTCCATGTAATCATAGACTCCCTTGCCGCGAGTGCTGCAAGCGTTGTGGCTATGAGTGGAGATAAGGTTTCAATCTCCCCAGTCGGAATGCTCATGATACATGACCCCATGATGATCGCCGGAGGCAACAGCCGGGATTTTGAAAAGGCAATCGATGTTCTTTCGGAAGTTAAGGAATCGATCATCAATGCCTACATGCTCAAGTCCGGGTTATCCCACGATGAGATCGCAGACCTTATGGCCAATGAGACATGGATGAATGCCAAGAAGGGCAAGTGACTCGGATTTGTTGATGAGATCCTCTTCGAGGATGACACCAAAACGGATAAGAAGGATGCGCCTAAAGACGATAAGCCGAAGGCGGTAACACTTCCATATTATCCGAGGGATGTTCTTTTCAGCCGTAAGGCTGTGGAAGATAGCTTTTTAAGCAAAGTAACAGTAACTGATGCGGGTAAAGAAAACAGAACCCCCATCGCACATCTGGACAAGAGATTAAATCTCTTAATTCACTAAAGGAGGAAAAGTTATGAGCCAGATCTTAGAGTTAGTCGACAAGAGAGCAAAGGCATGGGAGACCGCCAAGGCTTTTCTTGACGCAAAGCGCAATGCGGATGGTTTTGTGTCCGCAGAGGATGCTGCCACCTATGAAAAGATGGAGGCAGATGTTCAGAACCTTACAAAGGAGATCGAGAGACTTTCTCGTCAGCAGGCAATCGATGACGAACTCGCAAAGGCTACAAGCCAGCCCATCGTTTCAAAGCCTAAGAATCCCGTAGAGGATGATTCTGATAAGCCTTTCAGAGCAAGAGCAGAGTACAAGAAGGCAATGCTCACTGCACTCCGCACCGAGTTTAGGACCATCTCCGATGTTCTCCAGGAAGGTGTTGATAGTGACGGAGGCTATCTTGTGGATGATGAGATGGATTCCAGGATCATCGACATCCTCGAGGAAGAGAATATCATGCGTAAGCTTGGTACGAAGATTACAACTACTGGAGAACACAAGATCAATGTAGCAGCCTCAAAGCCTGCCGCATTATGGGTTGAGGAAGGCGGTGCGCTCACTTTCGGTGATGCGACATTCGACCAGAAGTTCCTTGATGCTCACAAACTCCATGTTGCAATCAAGGTGACAGAGGAACTTCTCTATGACAGTGCCTTCAACCTTGAGAAGTACATCACAACCCAGTTTGGTAAGGCACTCGCCAATACCGAGGAGGATGCATTCCTTAACGGTGACGGTAACGGAAAGCCTACTGGAGTTTTCCATGCAACAAAGGGCGGACAGATTGCAGGCACCAATACCGCAGCACTTAAGTCCGATGACATCCTTGACCTTGTCTATGCACTTAAGCGTCCTTACCGCAAGGGAGCATCATTCATTATGAATGACAAGACCCTCGCAGAGATCAGAAAGCTTAAGGACGGTCAGGGCAATTACCTCTGGGTTCCCAGCTATACCCTTGGTGAGCCTGACAGGATCGCAGGATTCGAAGTGAGAACTTCCGCATACGCTCCCGATGATAAGATCGCCTTTGGTGATTACTCTTACTACAACATCGGTGACCGTGGAACCCGCTCCCTGTCTGTACTTCGTGAGTTGTTCGCAGGTAATGGGATGATCGGCTACGTTATGAAGGAACGCTGCGATGGACTTTTAGTCCTGCCCGAGGCAGTCCAGGTACTCAAGCTGAAGAAGACTACAACTTCCAGCAGCGGTTCATGATCGGAGGATAAACGATGACAGTGACATTGGAAACGGCAAAACTCTATCTTCGTGTGGATTCATCCGATGAGGATACCCTTATCGAGGGGATGATAGGATCTGCAAAGAAGATCTGCAAAGACATCTTAAGAGCGGAAGAACTCCCGGACAGCCCCGAAGTGGAGATAGCCGTTTTCTATGCGCTGGCATATCTGTATGAGCAAAGGGAAGAGG